TGTGTTTGAACAAAATACTTCACAGACACGCTCAAGATTCTTGAACATCGTAACACCATATCTTGAATCCATCCAACAACGTCAAGGTTTATTTGCCTTCCGTGTTATCATGGATGAAAGTAACAACACTGCAGACATCATCGATCGTAACATCCTTTATGGACAGTTGTTCTTACAACCTGCCAAGACTGCTGAATTTGTCATACTTGACTTTAACATTCAGTCTACTGGTGCTGCTTTCCCTGGTGCTTAATTGATATAAGTGGGGAGTTGAAATACACTCCCCATATTTTTTTCAAAGTTCTATATTTATCTAGGAAGATATTTTTAATTTGGAGATATAAATGGCTGAATTACTCGATCCCAATGAAATTTTTTTCACACCGTTTGAGCCAAAATTACAGAACCGATTTATCATGTATATTGAGGGGGTTCCTGCATATTTGGTAAAAGGTGCTGGTAGACCAAACATCAGTTTCAATCCAATCACACTTGACCACATCAACGTCAAACGTAAGGTGAAGGGAAAAGGTGAATGGCAAGATATTACAATCAAATTGTATGATCCTATCGTGCCTTCCGCTGCTCAGGCAACAATGGAATGGGTGCGTCTTTCACACGAATCTGTAACAGGTCGTGATGGTTATTCTGACTTCTATAAGAAAGACATAACACTTCATGTTCTCGGTCCTGTTGGTGATAAAGTTGAAGAATGGACACTTAAAGGTGCTTTCATTACTGCAACAACATTCGGTGAAATGGATTGGGCAAATGATGCGTTTGTTGAGATTTCTCTCACACTCGCCTATGATTATGCTATCCTCCAATACTAATACAAATTGTATTATCATATTGAGATTGAAATAAAAAACGGGTATACTGATTTTTTCGGTATACCCATATTTATTCATGTATAGTAAAACGTTTTATTACAAATAATGTTATAGGATTTAAGTTATGACAAAAATTCCAACCGGCTATAACATAGCCAATGAAGAAACTGTTTCGGATGCCGATATTAAGGCACAACTTTTAGCTGAGCACAAACAAACCAATGTTAAAAAATCAAATTTCCCAACAGAAATAGTTCCTTTGCCGTCAAAAGGTCTTTTGTATCCAGAAGGACATCCACTTGCAAGTGGAACGGTTGAAATGAAATATATGACTGCTAGAGAAGAAGATATTTTAACATCACAAAACCTTATCAAACAAGGCGTTGTTTTAGACAAATTGTTTGAGTCTTTGATTGTTACTCCTGTTAATTACAATGATTTGTATGTTGGCGATAAAAATGCGATTATGGTTGCTGCAAGAATTTTGGGATATGGAAAGGATTACACCGTTCAGGTAGATGATCCATTTTCACCAGGCAATAAACAAAATGTTACAATAGATTTAACTCAAATTGAGCACAAGGAGGTCGATTATTCGCCGTTTGAGAATAGAGCAACCGAATTTGATTTTGAACTACCAATTTCTAAAAGAAACATAACTTTCAGATTTATGACACATGGTTTAGAAAGAGAGATACAATCTGAAATAAAATCAATGAATAAGGCAGTTATTAAATCTGGAATTGATAGAGATTTAACAACAAGACTCAAACATATTATTACATCAGTTGATGGTGAACGTGGTAGAGTTGCTATAAATAATTTTGTTGATAATGAATTATTTGCAGCTGATTCCAGGGCATTAAGGTCATACATTAAACAAATCTCACCTGATTTAGACCTATCGTTCACATTTATTTCTGATATTACTGGTGAGGTGAAGGAGATAGATATACCGATTGAGGTATCATTTTTTTGGCCTGGCACCTGATTATAGATTAGGATTGCACGAGGAAATCTTTTCTTTGTGTTATTACGGTAAAGGTGGATTTACTTGGGATGAAGTATACAGTCTTCCAGTTCATTTAAGAAGATTTTATATCAATCAAGTAAAAAAGGCGATGGAAGAAAAGAATAAAGCAGAACAAACTGAAATGTCTAAACATAAAGTGAATATGCCTACATTTTCAAAATCATCACCACCTAGACGATAATTTTGCGGTTTACATATTTATAGAATATGTAAACCGTTTTTTTATGACTATTAGTAGAAAAAAGTGGCATCAAAAGAAGACGTAAAACTTGCCTCTGAGATAAAAGATTTAACTGAAACACGAATTGAATTGGAAAAACAAATCGTTGAACAGAAAATCAAAATGGCATCGGAGGAAAAAAAATCAATAGAAAATATCAAGAAACTTGTATCATTAGAAGCACTTCGTATGGATTCCATAGAGAAGGAAGAAGAAGTGCGCAAAAAAATTCAAGATATAGAAAAGGACTCTGAAAAAAGAATAAAAGAATTTGAAAAATATGAAAAAGAATCTCTAGGTAGAATACAGGAAGAAAATAAGGGCACCGATAACCTAAATAAAAAAAATACCCAAAAAAATGAAAATGTAAAACAGGCAAATAGATACGCTAAAGAACAACGAGACATAACAGTAGAACTGAACTCTCACATGGGTGTATTGAATGATAAAGCAAAAGGCCATGCCGCTGCTTTATTAAAAACTGCGGGTGTTAATGATACAATCGCAGAATCTTATACAACAATAGCACATCAAATCAAAGAGGGGTATGCCGGCAGTGAAAACTTCATGTCAGTAGTTGATGACACACGAGATATAACCAGTGATGTTTCAAAGTTATATGCAGAATCTATAGATCAAACTGGTCAAATTCAAAAGGGTGCTGCAAAAATAGTAGATACTGATAAAGCCCGTCAAGATATTGCATTAAAAAGATTTCAAATTGAAAGTGGTCAGTTGGGATTAAGTGCATCTGAACAAGCAATGACATTGAAAATTCTTCGTCAAGACGAAGAAAGACTTAACGCTATAGATCAACAGAATAAATACATAGAAGAGCAAAGCTCAAAAATGGGTATGATAAATGATATAGGAAGTAAGTTGGGAACTTCTATGTCATCTTGGGTTACTAAACTTCCTGGTGGTGAACAAATTTCAAAAATTCTTGGAATTGATAAAACCGCTGATAAAATGAACAAATCATTCACATCTGCAATTCAAAACGGTCTTCAAGGTAATTTCAAAACTGCATTTGCAGATGGTATGAAAGGTCTTGGTAGTATGGTTGCAATGGCACCAAAACTTGTTGCTGGATTGGGATTGGGTGCATTAGCTGGTGGTTTTGGTTTGTTGGCAAAAGGAGCAAAGGGGATATTCAATGTATTGATGGAAGTTGATGGTGCTATTGCTCAAATGGGTAAAGACTTCTCAATGAGTAAAAAAGAAGCTGGTCAGTTGTATCAACAAACTGTTAAAATGTCTCAGGAATTGAAAATAACCGGAATCAATTCAAAAGAGATTGCAGAGGGTATTCAAGTTGCAAGTGATGCGTTTAACGGTATAGATGTTGCTTCACAAATAATGTCGGGCAATAAAGAATTAGAAGGTTTTGTAAAACAAGCGGCTGTTTTAACAAAACAATTTGGATTATCTGGTGCTGAAGTTGCAAGGATAAAAGATATAGCAACCATTACTGGAACATCAATGGATAAACTTGTAAAAGAATCCGTTGATATGGGTAAGGGTGTTATGAATGCCAAAGAATCTATGAAAGTTCTTGCAGGTATTCCAAAAGAAGTTGCTGTTGGTTTCAAGGGAGCGTCCAAAGAACTTGTTGCTGCTGCTCAAAAGGCAAAATTATTAGGAACTGATCTTAAGAAAATAAAAGATATTGGTAGGGGAATGTTAGATTTGGAATCATCTCTAACTGCAGAATTTGAAGCACAGGCAATCACCGGTAAAAATATGAACTTGGATGCCGCAAGAAGATATGCAATGGAAGGTAATATATTTGGATTACAAGAAGAATTGTTAGATAAAGCCGGTTCACTTGAAGATTTTTCAAGTATGAATGTTATTCAACAAGAGGCATTTGCTAAGGCAATGGGTATGTCTGTTGAAGAAATGACCGATATGCTTACCAATGCAGAAAAACTTTCAAAGGCAGGTATTGATGCAGATTATGCAGAAAAATTGAGTAATATGGAATCTGCAGCCGAACTTGAAAAAGAAATGGCAAATGCAAAGAATCAAGAACAAAAAGATTACATTGCTCAACTTGCTGCAGAAAAACGTTCTGCTAGTTTGAAAGAATCTATGGCAGATGCTGTTGAAAAATTAAAACAAAAATTTGCTCCTGTAATAGATGCAATAGTTCAGATGGTTAGTGGTTTAGAACAAGGAAATGACGGTGTATCTGTATTTCAAAAGATGTTAGATGGTATAGATATGAATGCCATTGCGGCTGGTATAAAAGAAGCTTTACCAAAAGTAATGGAAGCTGTTCAAGGTTTGATTAAAAATCTTCCAAAGATTATAGAAATGGTAGGAGGGTTGATAAGTAAATTCAGCGGAATTGCCGGAGCTGCTGGTGGATTCCTTGATATATTGGGACCTAGCACCGCCGGTTTGGGTGTAATGGCATTAAAAGTTGCCGGTCCTGGTGGTATAGCCGCTGGTTTCAAAGTTGCAAGTAAAGGTGCAATGGGATTATTCGATATGATAAAAGGTCCACTTGGTGATAGTGTGGGCAAACTTGCAGGAGGAGTGTCTGGTAAATTAGGTGATGCATTCGGAAAGGTCACAGAAAAGGCAGGTGCCCTTGGATCCAAAATGAAAGATATGGCCGCAAGTAAAGCTGGTGATATGGCAGGCGCCGGTGGTGGTAAGAAGGCAAAAATGCCAAAGGCAAAAGCCGGAAAAGGTGGCGGTGGAATGATGGATGGTATAGCGGATTTTGTCAATAAAGTAGATATGAAAAAAATGTTAATGGGTGCCGCTGCATTACTTGTTCTCGCAGCTGCTTTGTTTGTAACCGCTAAGGCATTACAAGAATTTGCTAAAGTTGAATGGAGTGCAATGGCAAAAGGAGCAGTTGCTCTTCTTGGTCTTGCCGGCATTGCTATGTTATTAGGATTGGCAAGTGGACCGATGATAGCCGGAGCCGCTGCAGTTTTACTACTCGGTGCCGCACTAATGGTTGCCGCAGTTGGTTTGAAAATAATGGGTGAAATCAAGTGGGACAATTTCAAAGGAATTGCTGGGGCATTGGTTGAACTCGCCGGTGGATTTGTTGTATTAGGAGCGGCTGCTCCTTTCATAATCATCGGTTCAATGGCTATGATTGCTATGGGAGCGGCTGCTGCTGTTTTTGGTGGTGGTTTATATCTTATTGCAAAATCTCTTGCTGAATTTCAGAAGATTGGTGATTTCGGTAAAGTCGGTGATAACTTGGCCGCTGGTATGGAGGCATTAGGTTCTGTTTCAGAGAAGGTAGACATAGGAAAACTTGAAGATTCATTCGAGGAATTAAATGATGCACTCGAAGAATTAGATTTTGAAAAACTTGCAGCTTTCGGTCAATTAGGAAATTCTGCTCTAAAAGGTGCCGGTGACAATCTCGTTGGTGGTATAAATTCTCTGATGGGTATAAATCAAGGTATAAATTGGAGTGGACTTGAAGATACATTTGATGGGTTAGAAGATTCACTTGATGAATTAGATTTGGAAGGAATACAGGCATTTGCTAAGTTGGGTGAAGAAGGTATAAAGAAAGCCGGTGAAAATCTTATGACCGGATTAAATTCATTTCAAGGAATTGATCCAAAAGCCGCCGTCGCTGCTATTGCTCCACTTGAAGATGTTTTTAGTGCTTTAGAGGATGCATTTGATGAATTGGATTATGAACAACTCGAAGCATTTGGTAAAGTTGTCT